CTCGTCAAGGCGCGCGACTAGCTCAGCGTTAGCGATCTCAGCTTGCGTTACAGCGCCTTCCTTCACGGCAGCGGCCAGCGCGTCTAAGTCAGCGCGCAAATGCTTTTCCATATCAGGCGCTAGGCTTTCAGCCTTGGCGTTGATTTGCTTATTGATATAGTTCTCCAAGCGGTTGAAATCTTTTTCGCTCATGGTTGTGGTTTTCGGGGCTTCCCCCTTTGTGGCTGGCCAGCCGACTTTTTCTTTCACGGGCTTCTCCTTTATAATGACCTTAGTGTCATCCTCTGCCCCGAGCACTTCGCGCGCCCAGTCCGCTTCCGAGTGAGGCAAGGTCCAGCGCTTGTCGCGCTCGCTCCAACGTCCCCCACGTGCCTTGATGGCGTGGCGTTTCAAGTATGTGTTCCCGCTCAGTTCGACAAATGATAGGTTGTGTTCGTCCTGATGAATTCGAATAGTCATGTTTCAATGCTTTCCGTTTTGGGGCGGTCCCGAGGCCATGAGCCCCGGAACGCTGCCAGTTATTAGGTGCTGTAGCAAGTCTCATGCCACTAGTCCGCCAATGCCATAGGGACAATGTAACTTGTCTCATAATCAGAGCATGAAGGGCAGGCTGGAAGTCCGCCAGCGTCGATATGCTTCTGAGTGACGCGGACTGTATAACCACACTCGGGGCACTGTGCCTTGAGTAGGTATGTCTTTTTCTTTTTGCGTCCAGACGTGCCCTCAATCTTGGCGTGTGGATACTCGCCAGCGGCGTCAATGATCGGGCTAGCCCAGTCAAAGAACTCAGGCCCGCCATGTGTCGCGGTTGGTTTGCCCTCAAGGCCGATGGCTTTAGCGATCTGCGGGAATGGGCGCTTGTGGCCTACAGCCGTGCCGAGCAGGGCATGGATCAGCTCATGAGCGAGGATGTGCGCGACTTCGTTAGGGTCGCTCTCGACGGGAGAGATAAATATCTCAGCATAGTTCCCCTCACTGGCGGAAGTATCCCAGCACTCGCCACGCACTCTGCTTTTAGCCATCCCGCCCTTGTGAGGCCAGCCGCATGACACCTTAACGACAGGGAAGCGGAAGTGCTCGCCGTTTTCATTCGTCTCTGTACCGTTGGTGACATCCTCTGCCGTGTCGGCGATATACGGCATGAAGCCGCTAGCCACTTGATTGAGCCACTGTTCGCGTAGTTGTATCGTTGACATATTGGTCATTGTTTTTGCCACTTTCGTAGTTGATATTGACCCCTTTAATCACAGTTATCTAATGTGTGCAACAACTATTTTCTTTAAAGCTGTAAAAACTTGGTGGCTAAGTGGCACAGCAATTGCTGTGCTGTCCGGGTAATTTCGTGGGTTTGGGGAGAAAGTGTAATAAAATCAGTGTGCGCTGTTTTAATAGACCCTATTCTATACTCCTTTTATTTATCTGTATTCTTATTTATTATGATAACAGTTTTTTGGACAAACAATATACGCGTAGCAGGAAGAAAAGAGGGAGATACGGTAACAAAGTGGTTGGGTGGGGAAGCAATAGTCGCCCCACATCCCCACTCAGTCACGAAAAAACTTTGACACCCGAAAACTTTCTGATCATGTTAACTTGTTGTTAAGACATTTATGAGATAACACTTACATAGACAGAAACGAGGTATCACATGTTCACTCAGTACAGCCGCCCATCCAGCCCCGAGGCCATCGCCGCTCTTTGGACTGGCCAGCCCCGCCCAGCTACTAAACAACCTAATGCTTTAAAGACTAAGCGCACCAAGCCAACCTTCGGCAAGCGCAAGCCCCGTCACTAGGTTGCCAAGCCACTAAGCTAGCCAAGTGCTACCGCGCTTGTGCTGGCGAAGTGCTATCGTAAATGTGACCCGGTAGGCGGATTGAGTGAGGGGGCGGGGTAGGTTCGTGGCGTGGGCGGGTTGCATTGCTTAGGTTCGTTCGCACACCACACCCAATTTTTCAGTCCACCTTAACCACCTCAATCATTGTGCATACGCAACCGCACATAACCACCAAATAACCGCGTTCGCGTATACACCCCACCGCCAAATTTCCATTCCCCTAATTAAGTAAACAGTTGACATTACAAAATCACCTGATAAACGGGACTTATGAGCATCCTAGGAAATTTCTTCTCAATGATCGGCGCGAAGCCTCAAAACGACGACGCAACGTACATTACCGACCCCTACACCGGGATCGCGCAGTTGAACCCAAACTCTCTGCGAGCAAAGGTCATACAACGCGCAGACGCCCAAGGTCGAGGCGGATTAAGTTCGCCGACCGTACGAGGCGATCATCGCGCCATGGTCCGCACGATGGAGCAAGAGAACCTGACGGACGAAGAGATGCGGCGAAAATATGGAGACCAATATACCATGTTTTTAAGACAAATCGGAGCTTGACCCAGACGCCACATTCGCTTAGCTTTAAAGCTGGCAACGGCTTGTTCTCCTCCGAAGTTGCCTTGGGGACCGGGCGGGCGGCACAACGCTCGGCCCCATTCCCCCTTGACACCCCTCCTGAACGCGGTTAATTATCGTGAAAAGGAGTGATCTATGGGAATTCGAGACAAAGCATTGCTGGAAAGACGTGTGGAAGTGGTTGATCAGTGTATCGCCGAAGGTAAGGGCCTGAAAGAGGCGTCTGCCCGACTGAACCTGTCTCCTCCGGGCCTGTCCCAATATCTGGACAGCAACGGATACAAGTATCTGCGTGAACGGCTCGGCAAAGCCACTCGAATTGCTGTGCCGCTCGATTACGACGAACACGTCCGGCGTTTACGCGCAGTCGTGAAGGAGGGATCGCAAGCAGGTGCGGCTCGCTCGCTGGGCATCTCGGCCCCGGCTATGAGCAAATGGCTGAAAGATAACGGCTATGGACCTGATTACGTTGAAGATTTAGAGGAACTGCTCGATGACGATTAAGCCGCGTCCGGGCAAGGCCCCGAAGCGTGTACCGGAAAGCACAAATACTCTACCGGCAACTGTAGAAAGTGCCGGTAATTTGCCTTCCAGCGCACCGGACGGAACAATCATGATCAACGCGTCGAAATACGCGAGAAATGCCGTCCTGACCGCGTTTGAGATGATCGGAGGCACCGAAGAGCTGGCTAATTGGGGCCGTGACAACAAGACCGACTTTTACACCAAATTGTTCGGAAAAACGATCCAAAAGGACATTGAGGTTGGCTCGAAAGACGATATTGAAAGCCTGCTCGACCGCGTAGACCCGCGACAACAGAAAGAGCTAGAAGACGAAATGACCATTGACGCCGAATTTGAGATGGTAGGAGACCTGTATGACGGACAAATCGAACCAAGCTGATCAGCTCGTCGGCGAACTATCAAAGTTTCGGGCCAGCTACCCCTACTTCGCCGCTCACTGTCTGAAAATTCAGACCAAGGAGAACGAAACACGTCCGTTCATCTTCAATTCCGCCCAAATCTATCTTCACAAGCGTCTGGAGCAACAGCGACGGGACACTGGCCGCGTCCGCGCACTTGTGCTGAAAGGTAGACAGCAAGGCATCTCGACTTATACGGGTGGCCGCTTCTATCGCAAAGCCTCACTATTCCGGGGCCGTTCGGTGTACATTTTGAGCCACGAACAGAAGGCCACAGATAACCTTTTCGACATGGTTGACCGCTTCCACAAACATAACCCAATCGCGCCTCACACGGGCGCTGCAAACGCCAAAGAACTCGTGTTCGACCGGCTCGATAGCAAATACGCCATTGGTACAGCGGGTGCCAAGGCCGGTGGGCGGGGCCGAACCCCTCACCTATTCCACGGCTCAGAGGTTGCGTTCTGGCAGAACCCGCAAGACCACTTCGCATCCTCCGTACAGGGTGTTCCTGACGCGCGGGGAACAGAAGTCATTCTGGAGAGCACAGCCAACGGCGCAAGCGGCGAATATTACGAGCGTTGGAACGAAGCAGAGGCCGGGAAGAGCGATTACATCCCAATCTTCATCCCGTGGTACTGGCAGACAGAATACTCGCGCGAGGCTCCCTATGACTTCGAGCTATCCGCCGAAGCGCTGGAGGGTGAACTCTCCGAGCAAGATTACTGCGAAATGTTTGACCTGACACTGGAACAAATGTTCTGGCGCAGACGGAAAATCCAAGAGCTGCGCTCAGTCGCGCTTTTCAACCAAGAATATCCGGCCACACCGACGCTGGCCTTCCAGTCCTCTGACGGCGAGAGTTATATCAAGGGTAACGTGGTCCTCAAGGCTCGTAAACGTACAGTTGTCGGCGGCGGTCCTCTGATCATGGGTATCGACCCTGCCGGCGAAGGCGGAGACCGCTTCGCGGTAGCTCTGCGTCGCGGACACGAGTGCGAGGCCATCTATCGCCGGAACAAAATCACGGCTACCGAAGCCTGCGACTGGATTGACGGCCTAATTCAGAAATATCAGCCCGCGCTGGTCAATATCGACGCTGGCGGTCTGGGCGCACCCTTAATCGACTTTCTTAAGGCCCGGCGACCTGAATACAAGCATATTATTAAGGCGGTTAACTTTGGGTCACGTAGTCAGCACAAGAACGCGTATCCACGCCTGCCGGGACCGAAGCTGCGAAGAGACGAGATGTGGAAACGCATGAAGGAATGGCTTGAGCTGGAGGAAGGCGTAAAAATTCCTGACGACGACGAACTACAAACTGACCTCATCGGCCCACGCAAAAAAGACAGTCATAACAATGACTTCTCGCTGGAAAGCAAGGACAGTATGCGCAAACGGAAGGTACGCTCACCGGACCTCGGCGACGCACTGGCCTTGACATTCGCGGACCTGTCCCAGATCGAGAGGTGGACAGAGAAACCGCGTAATGATACATACGGCGATAACGTTGACCGCAAGGTGATTGAAATTGACGGCGGTGGCAATGCTTACGGCAGCTACCTAGGCGACCAAGGATGGATGGCATAAATGATCAAACGTAGCTCCAAGCGAAGCGAGAAAAAGTCCCGCAACGTGTCGAAAAAGCGATACGTCCCCAAAGGATTTGACACTGAGACAGAGTTCCTAGAGAATATGCGTCGAGGGTTTGCCGATGACATCTCGGCAGACAAACAGAACCGGGACGCAGCGCTGGAAGACAGCCTGTTCGTAGCAGGGGAACAATGGGACCAGACGATCAAAGCACGGAGAGTTCGCGAGAAGAAACCCGTAATGACGATCAACCGCCTGCCCGCGTTCATCGGACAGCTCGTCGGCAACCGTCGAATGAACGAGACCCAAATCCGCGTCACGCCAGACGTCGGCGGCAACAAGAATGTGGCACAGCTTCGGCAAGGGCTTATTCGCTCCGTCGAGAAAACGTCAAGAGCCGACCGCGCGTACAACAACGCGTTTCAAAACGCAGCTATCTGCGGGATCGGCAACTTCGGGTTGCGCATGAAATACGCGTTTGACGACGTATTCGACCGCGATCTCGAAATCTATCAAATTCCAAATCCGCTTGCCGTCGTATGGGACGGAAACTCCATCGAACCGACTGGGGCGGACGCCGAACGCGCCTACATCATTGAAGAGGTTGACAAGCACGACTTCGACAAGCTGTACGGAAGCAGTGCCAAGACTGGCGATTTAGAGTACGACACTGGTATCTCAGGCAATTTCGGTGACGGCTGGTATGAAGAAAACAAAATCCGCGTCGTCCACTATTGGGAGATGCAGTACGAAGAACGCACCCTAGTTCTGCTCCGTAACGGCGACGTCATCGACGTAACCGACATGGAAGCTCCAGAACTGCGCGAAATCTTCGACCAAGTTGTGCTCGATGACGAGACCGGCGAGCCGTATCTGCGCAAAGCGCTCCGCTCCAAAGCCGTCTGCCACGTCGCGACCGGCAACCAAATCCTTGAAGGACCGATTGAACTTCCTTTAAAGCGCCTACCAGTATTCCGCGTCCCCGGTTGGGAAATCGACACTGGATACCAGCGCCAGCGCTTCGGCGTGGTACGCTTTGCGAAAGACCCGCAGAGGATGCACAACTACTGGCGCTCTGTCATTGTCGAAAAGCTCATGCTCACTCCGAAAGCCCCATGGGTAGCTTCTGCGGAGGCTGTGGAAGGGCGTGAGACCGAGTGGCGCAACGCGCACCTGTCAAACGACACACTGCTCATCTACAACGGCGCAGCGGGCGATAAGCCGACACGCACCGAACCGGCACAGCTTGAAAGCGCGCTCATCCAAGAGGCGTCGATGGCGTCGCAGGACATGAAGGATGTGACCAACATCCACGAAGCGATGATGGGTCTCCAGTCCAATGAAGTGTCCGGCAAAGCCATCATGGCTCGCCAGAAAATGGGCGAAATCGGATCGGTCATCTATCTCGACAATCTCGACATGGCTATTGAAGAATGCGGACGCTGCATCAACGATCTTATACCGATTGTGTACGACACACGCCGGGTCATCAAAGTGATCAACGTTGACGAATTCGGCAGCGAACAGGAAGCCCTTGTCACCATTAACGGTGAAGTTGAGGAAGAACCCGACATCACAGTCGGAAAGTACACCGTCACCGTTCACACAGGACCGTCACAGGTCACGCGCCGTATGGAAGCCGCTGAAGGTATGCTCACCATGGTCAACGCCATGCCGGACTTCATGCAGGTCGCTGCGCCGGAGATTGTGGAAGCCCAAGACTGGCCGGGAGCTGGTAAGATTGCCAAACGTCTCAAGTCCAAGCTCGGCCTGACAGACCCCGAAGACATGACGCCCCAAGAGCAACAGGCCGCGCAAGCCGCGCAAGCCCAAGCTCAGAAACAAGAGCAGATGGCCGACGCCGCCTTTGCCGCAGAACTCGCTGAAAAGAAAGCGAAAACTGTAGAGATGAACGCTCGCGCCGCCAAGGCTCGCGCCGAAATTGAGCAGATGGTGTTCGAACGTGTCATGGAAATCCAGCGCTTGCAGAACGATACTGACCGTGTCGAACTTGAGGCAATTGAGGTAGCTGCCCGAATAGAGTCTATTGACATTGCCGATGGAGCTACGGTAATAGGTATTGCAAGACAAATTCTGGAGATGGAAACAACACCTCCGCCCGGACTGCAACAACAGCTAACGATGACACAAGGAGACCCTAATGCTCAAGGATGAAGATAAAAATGAAGTGCCTGACATCTTCGCAGGATTTATAACTGAGACGTCTGTTGACGGAGAAGTCACAGACACCCACGGCGAGCACAACGCCCGCAAAGACCCTGACTGGCCGCAGTTCACCAACACGTCGGATGACGACGAAGGTGACGACGAAGACCTTGACGAAGAGGATGATGAAGATGGTTCCGATGACGACGAAGAATTGGCTGATGACGACGACGGCTCTGAAGACGACGATGGCGACGACAGCGAGCTTGATGCTGACGCCGATGATGATGACGACGCTGGAAAAGATAAGGGCAAGAAACGCCGAAAGAAAAGTGCTCGCCAACGCATCGCCGAGCTGACGGCTGAGAAACACGCGCGCTCTGACCGCATCGCCGAACTCGAAGCCGAGAATGAGGCTTTAAAGACAAAAGACACACCACCTGCCGACGACGCAGACGCAGATGACGCCGCTCCAGCCGAAGCCGACCTGTCCGACCTCACACAGCCGGACCCATCCAAGTATGAGTTTGGCGAAATCGACGCCAAGTACATGCAGGACATCGCAGAATACAACGCGGAAGTGGCGTTTCGCAAACGTGAAGCAAAAGCCGAACAAACCCGTAAGAAAACCGCCCAACAGGAAGCGGATGCTGCCGCATACGCACAAATGGAGAAAAATTTCCTTGACAATGTTCTTACTCCGGGTTTAGAAGAATTTGACGACTTCGAAGCAATAGTTATCGAAGGCGGTAAAGCTGGTAAATATCAGCTCTCGCCCACACTCGTTTCTCTGATCTCCGAGAGTGACCAAGGCGCAAAGATCATGTACCACTTCGCTTCCAACCCAAAGGAGGCATCAAAAGTGGCGTCACAGTCTGTTTCAAAGCAGGCGGCTTACTTCGGGCGACTTGAAGCCCGTTTCGATACGTCCCCGTCAGATGACGGCGAAGACGCTGGTAAGAGAGGTCGCGCGAAAGCGACTAAAGCGCCTAAACCGGGCAAGCGCAAAGCGCGTGGGTCTGGCAAAGGTAAAGGAACAAACCCAGCTACTACGGACTTTGCTTCGTTTGAGAACATGGTCCGCTCGAAAGGATAAACAAAAATGGCTAATGAATTTTTGGACGCCCAAGTATACGCTAACTCGATGCTTTACCTCGTGAAGAACGAGCTGGTCATGGGCCGTCTGGTCAACTCTAAATTCGTCAACCAAGTCAACGACGAGAACGGTCTGACTATCCGTCAGAAACGTCCTTCCCGCTTCGTTGCCAAGGATGGCGCAACCCTCGACGCACAAGACTCCGTCAACGGCTTTGAAAGCATCGCCGTCGATCAGTACAAGAACGTTCACTTGTCAATCGGCGACCTTGAATACATCCAGTCGTACAACGACCTTGTGTCTGATACCAACATGAAGTCCGCCGCTTCGGCGCTGGCACATGCTGTTGACAGCTACCTCCACTCGAAAACCCTTGAGTTCTCGAACTGGGTTGGTACTCCCGGTAACACCATCGGTGCACCGTCAGAGTTCAACCGTGGACCGGAACGTCTGGACCTGCTTGCAGTTCCAAACACCGACCGTGGCGCAGCCGTCTTCACCACTGACGCATATGGCATCTCCGACGCGTTGATTGACAACAACGCAATCTCCGACGTCGCCCGCTCTGCGTTGGAACGTGCACAGCTCCCGCTGCTCTCTTCAACCCGCGCTTATGCGACCCAGATGAGCCAACAGATCACCACGGGCACCCGTGCTGCTTCTGGCGCAACACTGGTCAACGGCGCAAACCAGAACGTAAACTACCGTGCTGTCAAAGACAGCATGACCCAGTCACTCGCTGTTGACGGCGAAACAGGTACTTACGTTGAGGGCGACGTGTTCACCATTGCTGACGTGTTCGCGGTTAACCCGCGCACAGCCGAACGCTACGACTATCTGCAACAGTTCACTGTTGTAACTGGCCGTACCGGCGCAGGCGACTTGGTAATCACACCACCTATCATTGTTCCGGGCTCTGGCTCTGGCACTGATCAGGACGTCAACACTGCGTTTGCAACCGTGGACAGCGTACCAGCGGATGACGCTGCGGTCACCTTCCTAGGTGCTCCAAGCACTCCGTTCCGGTTCTCAACTGCGTTCCACAAAGACGCGATCTCACTTGTCTACGCGAAGCTGCGTATGCCATTCACTGGCGAGGCTTCCTTCGCGTCCGACCCAGACAGCGGTGTTTCTATCCGTTACTGGCGTGGATCAGACATCTCGACTGGTGACCACATTCACCGTTGGGACATGGTGTTCGGCGCAAGCGCGATGGACCCACTGCTCGGAGTTCGTATCTCAGGTACGGCATAAACCGAACGGCGCTAAACTGAGAGAGGCGGATAGTCCGCCTTTCTTTTTAACCTTGGACCTTAATGGAGACTATTCATGAATAAACACGCTAAACCTGCGGCACCGAAAGGCCGCGTCCCTGCATTCCGCTACAAGCTGATCGAAGGCTCAGTACAGGCGAAGAAAGCTCTCACCGAAGATGAACTCGACGCTCTGGAAGATGACGGATGGGTGGACAGCCCAAAGTCCGCACAGGAAGAGAAAGCACCCGCGCCGAAGCCGAAACCAGCCGCGAAACCAGCGGAGAAAAAAGAGCCGGTCGAGAAGAAAACACCTGCTTTAAAGCGCAAGGAAGACTAGACTTGCAATTTCGCTGAAATCGAGTAGATTGCGCCACAAGGAGCGTTTACATGACAACTGCCAGCGAAATCATCACTAGGGCCTACCGCGACCCCAACATCATTGGTACGGGCAAGACCCCAACCAGTGCGGAGGTCACGGAGGCCCTTCCTCTTTTGAACACGATCATTCAGAACGTCTTCGGACGGGTTGTCGGCGAGTTCGTGGAAGACTGGCCTATCGGCACATTCTATACTGCACCCGACAACGCCCAATTCCCTTTCAGCCCGAACAACTATACGCCGCAGGAACAAGTGTGGATTTATCCTGTACAGAACTCGCGGCTGCTTGTCCGTCTTCTCCAGCCCACTACGATTTACTTCGAGCCCTATCCCGATGACGGCGCGCAGATGGAGGTCGTGGACAACGCGAACGACTGGGCAAACGACACTCTGACAATCGACGCCAATGGACGCACAATCGAGCAAGACGACGGCACCTTCGCATCACAGCTTGTGATCTCAAGCGCGCCGACCGCACCAATCCACTTCGTATACCGCGCTGACCTCTCGCGATGGGTACGTGTACCGACGCTCGATAACACTGGCACCGGCACAGAAGTTATGCCGCTGCCCGAAGAGTATGACGACTGGTTTTCTATCGCTTTGGCGTCCCGTCTGGCACCGCGCTTCTCTAAGCAGATGCCGGACATGTTACTGGCGACAGGTCAGAGCTTGCAGAAACAGATGAAGACCCGGTATCGCCAAACAGCTCGAATTGTGGTTCACAGGCGTCACGAAGATCAACGGACTATCCAGTCCCTCGGCGGCGGATACTTTGATGAAGGAACACTTTACTAATGGAGTTAATGCTCGGCAAATCGGCCTATGAGCGCGCTTACGGAAGAATGCCTCCCGTCGTGCTCGAAAACCGTTTCTTCGAACAGAACCCAACTGACCAGCAAACGCAAACAGCGTTGCTCTCACGTCCGGGTACTGACGACGTCACAGGTTTTGGCGCAGGTCCAATCCGGTCACTGTTCTCGCTCGACGGCGTGTTCAACGGTGACCTTTTTGTCGTGTCTGGAGCTGACGGCTCACTGTTCCGCTACAGCCGCGACGGCCTGACTAAAACCACGCTTGTCGGCACAATCTTCGGTGACGCGTTCGCGCCTATGGCCGCGACCCGAAACTATCTCTTCATCGCTGACAGCAACTCACTCCAGTATTACGACGGCGTCGGCTCTCTGGCGACTGCAACGCTGACCATCACGGTCAACCCCGCTGACGGTGACGCCGTCACCCTAGGCTCCACGACGTACACGTTTAACACTGTGCTCGGCGGCGCGAACTCAGTTTTGATCGGCGCAGACATTCAAGAAAGCCTGACCAACTTGTCAGACGCGATTGCTGCGACCGCAGGCCAAATTGGCTCCACAGTGGGCACAGGCACAGTAGCGAACACAGACGCAACCTTCGCTGTAACGGACCCGGCAGACGGGACAGGCGTAGCGACCGCCATAACGTCTGGCACAGCCGGTAACGGCGTCACCTCGACCGAAACTGGCGCGAACATGTCATGGTCCTCCACGACGCTCTCGGGCGGCACCGCAGACGGCCTCAACGGCATTCCTACGCCTGATGACGTGCAGATTGTCTCTCTGGCGGTCATTGCCGGGTATGTGCTTCTCGTGGCCGCTGGTGGCGACCGTGTGTACTGGATCGAACCTACAACTGACGCGTTCGGCCCGCCTGACCGTCCCGAAATCGACCCACTCAACTTCCTGACCGCAGAACAGCTACCTGACGAAATCATCGAAGTTAGAGTTGTCGGTGACGAAATCTGGTTTGTCGGAGTAGAAAGCACAGAGGTCTGGTATGTGACCGGCGCACAAGGCGTACCGTTCGACCGTATCAAAGGTCGCGCGTTCTCACGTGGCGCAATCGAAGGAACGTTTGTCGTGATCGGCAACCGGAAATTTATCGTCGGCAACGACGGTGTGGTTTATAAACTCGGTGGAGGCTTGCAGCGCATCTCCACACATGCTATTGAGGAGGCCATTCGAGCCCAAAGGAAAGCTGAGAGGAACGCATAATGAGCGCACTTTTTGAAGACAATTTTGAACTTTACGGCGGCGACACCCAGAAAATGCTCGACGGTGTTTGGGCCTCTTTTGGCGCACAGTTCGTAGGAGGCGCAAACCTAACCATACCTGCATGGGAAGAGGAAGATAGGTACTGGCTTCGTATCTCAGGACGCGGCGACGCTGCCCGCGCGGTATTCCCTGCTGGAGGTCAAACTGGCGTTGGGGTGTGGTGTGAGATGTACGTCCCAGACCTGCCGGAACAGGCTAATAGTGGCTTCCCGTTACAGCTCCGAGACGGCTCAAACGGCTCACTTTTGACACTCCTCTTGAACACAGACGGTACTCTCAGCCTCTTGGGAGACCCTACTGGCTCTGATCCAGCGTCGGCCAGCGGAACTCTGATCGCGACCACAACTGTACCTGTTATCCAAGCGTCAACGACACACTACCTTCAATTTGAGGCCGACCTTTCTGCTGGCGACTTCGAACTCCGTGTCGATGGCGTCACTGTCATGTCTGTTGCTGGTAACGTCAACATCGGCGGTGTAGCTGTATCTGTTGCCCACGCCCAAAGAGATAGCTCGGGCGGCGTTTTCGCGGATATGAACTTTAAAGCGGTAGCTTGTTACAGTCTCACGGGTACGTACAACAGCTCATGGCCCTCCATCTCTGGCATCAAAACTGTCTTGATCAACGAAGATACAGGCATTGATAACCTGACCCCAATCCCACGAAATCTTTTCGACGCGCCGGTTATGTTTAATGACCGCGAAGACGGTGACGTGCGTTCTGGACTGACTGTAAACAGCTCTGACGTTGACTTCGATTTCGGAACTGGAGACTACACTCTGGAAGGCGCATTCCGGTTCAAGTCTCTGCCCACATCTGGCGAAACATACACCCTAATGGGCGTCTGGAATGAAGACCAAAATGGCCGAGCATACCGACTGTCCTACAAGGCTTCTGACGTTGATGGCGGCGGTTTGCAGTTCGAGTATACGACGGACGGCACAGACTCGACACGTACTATCGTACATGAAATAAATTTCGAGCCCCAGATCGGTGTTTGGTATCATATCGCCGTTGCGCGAGACAGCTCGACCAACGACAACCGGCTGTTTATCGAAGGGGTGCAGAACGGTCCCGACCAAACGGACAGCGCTTCTTACTTCGGTACAAGCTCAGAGTTTTTCTCTATCGGAAACGGCACAGACGGAAGCACGTCCGCCGAGACGGCCAATGACGCTTTTGACGGGCACATCCGAAACATCCGCGTGACCAAAGGTATCGTTCGCTACACTTCTAACTTTACCCCGCCTTCCGTCAACTACCCGGACACGGTAGGGGGTGACGTAAACTTCAACTCCGTATCTCTGCTTCTGCCGCTTGACGATCCAACGGACCCAGAACCTGTTGACCAGTCAACCAACGAGTTTACGACCGAACAGCATTTCTCGTGCGACGTCATTGACTACGCAGACACTATCGCCAGCTATCAGGCTGCGGGCACGAATGACCCGTTCGATGATCGCTACCTCGAAAGCGCGTTCCCGAAAGCGACTGGTATTCTGACCCTGTCTGCCAACCCGGCTGACACAGAAACCGTCACAATTGGTGCACAGACTTACACTTTCAACACTGTCCTCGGCGCAGCCAACTCAATCCTGATCGGCTCAGACGCCAACGACAGCTTGACCAATTTAACAGACGCCATCAATGGCGGAGACGGTGCTGGTGTTCGTTACGGGACCGGCACCGCGACCAATGTGGACGTGACGGCTGAGAACGCCACGCCAGCGACAAACCAAATGACCGTCACGGCTATTCTCGGAGGCTCTGCGGACAACTCTGTAGCGACCACGGAAACGCTCACAGACGGCTCTTGGGGAGGCGCAACACTATCTGGCGGCGCTGACCTACCCGGTGCATCCGAATTCGGTATCCAGTCACTCCCACCGGACGCGACAGGTGTACGCTGGATTTCTATTCGCCACCGCTCTTACGTGGACGACGGCTCTGCGACTATTCGGACGAACCTCGACGTCAACGGCTCTGAAAGCGCGAACGACGATAACGGACTGACCACCGACCCGCAGTATTACGTCTCGCGGGTTGAGGAAGACCCTGACACGTCTGCGGCTCTGACCGTCAGCTCGATTGAGAACGCGAAGATCAAGATCGAACGAACAGCTTAAGGAGGGCTTTAAAGCATGAGCCAACCTAACCAGCACAGCGCAACGCCACAGGCAGCGGGACTTGTCGTATACTCGGAGGGAGCAAACACACCTCCCCTCGACCAAGGCGGACCTCGTACAAGTCAGATGGCTGCTCTGGCTGTCATCACTCAATCTTCACCATCAGAAATCGCTTCTACATCTCAGACAGCGGGACTTGTCGTATTCGAGTATGGTCCTGACAGTGATAATGACTTCGGCGGACCCAGAACTTCCCAATTTGCCGGACTTGTCGTATGGGGTACGAACGTGCGCGAACAACTCAACATACGCTCGTGGGGCTTCGAACTCGACGGTCACGTTTTCGTCATATACAGCTTCGGCGCACAGGGCACATTCGTCTATGATGACCTCACCGGCACATGGTCGAAATGGTACACACAGGGCTTCGGCAATCAGCTCAACGCTGAGAACGGTATCTACTGGTATGATGGACGATATGTCGCCGCGACCATCCAAGACCCAACGCTGATCGAGATGAACTTCGATAGTGAATTCGATGACGGCTTCCGCACAATCCAACGTGTCGTGACAGGACTTGTTACCCTTAAGCACCGCGACCAGACACTCGACGTCGGCGCACTGCACATCGACGCGTCAACTGGTGCTCCATCTCTGACCGAGCCGAACCCGCCCGGTCCCCGTATGCGCTTGCGTTATTCCGACGATGAGGGTAACACTTGGTCTGACTATGAGGACGTGTCCTTGACCGTAGGTGACTTCCAGCAAGACATCCAGTGGCGCTCACTGGGCACCATCTTCGCACCGGGACGCATCTTTGAGATTTCAGATGAAGGCGGCGTGGTACGTATAGACGGCGCATGGTTGGACACTTACGGAGACGATAATGGCAGAACGCGCTGACCCAATTGGTTTTGAAACCGTCATCACGCTCCCAGACGGTAAGCCGACACCGTTCTTTATCCAGCAATGGAATTCGCAGCTCAACGTGAACTCATACGCGTTCAACGAGATTATAGCGGGTGACGGGCTCGAAGGCGGCGGCACACTTTCTGACGGAGATGTGACATTCAATCTGCCGGCTCTCGGCACCGAAGGCACCTACGGTTCGGCCACCGAAGTTCCGGTTGTCGTAATTGACGAATTCGGACGTATTACAGATGTAACAACTGAGACGGTGACAGCAACGGTTGCGGTCGAAGATGATGACGCCGTGTTCGGTAATTTTTCAATCTTCAATTTTGTCGGCACCGAATGGACACTTACCGACGCAGGCTCGGGACAGCTCGACATCGAAGTCACGGTCGCCTCTGCGGGTATCGACGTCGAAGACGACGGCGTCAGCACTGTCACAGGTGCCACTACGTTCAATTTCGCGGGCGCTGGAGTGGTTGTAACAGACGTCGCAGGGGTTGCCACTATCACCATCGCTGGAGGCGGCGGAGGCTCTGCTCTCGACGTACAGGATGACGGTGTATCTATTGACAGCGACGTGGACACGATCAACTTCACGGGTGCTGGTGTTGTCGTCACCCAGACAGTGTCCGGCACGGTCGAAGTCTCTATCGCTGGAGGCGGCGGAAGTGGAGGCGGCGCTGCGTTCTCTGGAGCCACAGTTACGCTCGAAGGCGGACGCTTCGGAACAAGTTTCGCTACACGCGGCACATTCTTCACTCCGTCCACTGACATTGTCGTGGACAGTATCAGCGCGATCTATGACACGCTCTCTTCTACTGATCAGTTCGCGGGTGTTATCGCGACCTTCACCGGCACCGCGCTATCCGACACAGTCGTGACAGTTTTAGGGCAGACGCCTTCAACGGCAGTCGGCTCCACGTCGCGTACAGAACTCACACACACGTTCTCGTCACCAATCACACTGACGGCGGGGACCAAATACTTCATCGGCGTATCTCTGACCAACGGGTCCGGCACGTCCACGAACCGGCTTCTAACCTGCGAAGGTCTGGCATGGGACGCACCCGGAACACTAGATGACGATACGACTGTATGGTATCTCCAAGACAACGCTCTGGCGACCAGCGACACGATTGACAATGTTGTAACGACCGCTGCGCCGTACTTGTGGATCAACGGTAACGAAGCAGAGTTCACAGGCGTCAAAGTCCAAGACGACGGCGTCGATACTGTACCAGACGCACAGACGTTCAACTTCGCCGGGGCAGGCGTTGTGGTAACTGACGTCGGCGGCGTGGCCACAGTAACCATCTCGGGCGGGGGCTCTGGCATCTCTGCGCAGAACAGCGGCACACCTATCACAGGGACGTTCACGACCATCAACTTCGGCGCCAATCTGACGGCTACTGACGCAGGCGGCGGCGTACTTGAAGTGGACGCTTCGGGCGGCGGAGGCGGAGGCGGCTCTGGCACATTCGGAGGTGTCATGATAGGTGACAGTGGATACTCGAACTTCGGCGACGCTTCCGCGACTAAAGGCTTCCCATTCATGCCCACGCAGGACGTCACGGTCGCAGCGGTCAGCGCTCTTATTGACCCTGCCTCAACCTCAGAAACCTACACCGCTCAGATTGTGGAGTTCAGTGCCCCCAACACGTCTGGGGCAGTGACAGCCCTTGTCGCTACGTCCGATCCACAAACGGCAGTCGATACTCAGTTTGGCGTTTACCGCTTCACCTTCCCGTCCCCGGTCAATCTGACACGCGGCACACTCTACCTGCTCGCGATCAACCGTACAGACAGTACCGGCACAGCTATTCTTAGGATGCTTGGAGACGGTAACGTGTCCCAAAGCGGACCATTTGTTTGCTACTCGAACGGTACACAGTATTTCGGCACGACAAGTCTGTCAGTCAGTGACAGTAATGACGGAGGTACGACCAGCTCAGAGATGGCTGCATGGATCGAATGTCAGTAGCACACAGCGTTGACGTGATAGGCAACAGAGTATATAAGGACGCAAAGCGAGGTATAGACATGGGTATTTTTGGCGACATTGCAGGCGGCATTATCGGCGGCGTAGGCTCCATTGCTTCAGGCAATGAGATGGCTGACGAAATCCGCGACGCGACACGGGAATTCACTGTCCCATTTGCGAACACTGGTATCGAAGCCAATAACTTCCTACAGAACTTCCTCATGAACCAAGGCGGACGCCAACAGCTTGACGCATTCAACCAATCGACAGGCGGTCAGTTCCTTATGGATCAAGGCCGCAGCGCCATTCTAGGCAATCAGGCTGCGACCGGCAAACTGAATTCCGGCGCAACTGGCAAGGCTCTTGCAGAGTTCGGACAGAACCTTGGCTCGACACAAATGAGCAACTTCCTAAGCCAAATCCAAGGATTGGCGGGACGGGGAGCTAACGCGGGTGCACAAGCTGTACAGTCATTCGGAAACGCCGCAGGTGCACAAGCACAAGGACAAGCAGGCGCAGGTAGCGTCATTGGAGACCTAATAGGGAGCATCTTTTAATGTCATTCGGAAACGCATTTTTGAACGGGCTGAACTCTGGCCGCAGAGAACAGTCCCGCCGTATGCAGGAGAACCGCCTCGAAGAGGAAGCTGCGCGCACAGCGCAGAGTTTCGCACGTCGCCAGCGCGGACTAAACGCAGTAGAACAACGTTTCGGACAAGAGGCCAACGCGCCAGTGGAACTCGGACAGCTCGAAGGTATCGACCAGCGCCGTCAAATGTTCCCAGTCGGCCTCGCACAAGCACAAGAAAACCTCGCAGCATCCCAAGACGAGAACGCGCGGAATAGCGCTGTCATCGGATTTGACTATCTGGACAAGATCGCACAACAAGCCGCTTCCAACAACGAAGACCCTGTCAGCGCCGTCATGGCCGCTGCTGGAGGCATGACCCCACAAGCTCGACAGCTCCTAGGTATCGAAGGCGAGAACTTGGAAACCGCCCTGTCACAGCTCAACCAGAACCCCGGCGCGTTCGGACAGGTGCGCGACAGCTTACGTCCTCCTAAGACCAACGCAAACACGGGTAAGGCCGTGCAGCGTAAGGGCTTCAACCCTGAAACGCAGCAATGGGAGTGGGCGAACTTCGACCCCGCCACTGGACAGCCTTCATTCACAGGCATCCCTTCCGGTCCTCCCAACGCGCCGACTAAACTCGGTACGGACATCATTGACACCGCACGACCAGACGGCGCAGCCGCGATCAACGACCGGGGCGAAGGCGCAGAAGCTCTCCGCCGTGCAGAGGAAGCCAAGCGGACAGGTAACCAACAAGGCGACTTCATCGGTAAGCGCTGGGCCGCTGACCAGACCTTGTCTCAGACAGAGAGTAACGAGGCCGTGCAACTGCTTGAAGGCGAGCTGGCGCGTGGAGAGAACACTCTGCTCACGATTGACGAGGCTATCGACCAAGTTGACTGGCAGTCAGCCGGTACGCTCCAAGGGCTCAAACTCGTGGACGGCTCCACGCCCGCCAACGTCGCTGCCACACTCCAGACCGTACAATCAAACGCGATTATCGACCAGCTCGTGGCCATCAAACGGACAGGCGCGACACTCGGTCAGATCACCGAAAAAGAACTCGAAGTGCTCCAGAACTCAGTGGCCGCTCTGACACAAGCTCAGACGCCAGAACAGCTTCGCCGGAACCTGCGCAAGTACCGAACACAACTCTCACGTACATTGGGACGGGCTCGCTCTAACGTACAGCGTGACATCGAACGGGGTAGACTAAACCCGTCAGATGACCTAGTCCAAGGCTTGTTCCCAGAACTGTCACAATCTTCGCAAGGCGGAGACGGAGACGCACTCGACGCATGGCTCAACCAATAGGAGGCTTTAAAGATGGAAGAAATCGAGCTGACTATTGACGGCCAGACAATGCGCATTCCGGGCGATGACCCGCGTATCCCGCAGATTAAAGAGAAAATCCGTGGCATGTCACCGGAAGAGCGTACAACGCTCAACTTCCGTGTCATCCAGCCCGAACCTGCATCCCGTGATCAGGCCCGTGCACAGCGCCAAGGACGCGGCACCGCACAAGAGCGTGAAGCCCGTGGACGCGGTATCGTTGACGCCACTGCCCGCAACGTGCGCCAGTTCGGCGGCGATCTCGCTCGTGGCACAGAACGTATCGTTACAGGCGACGTCAGCCTTCAAGAGGCCGGCGACGCACTTGAGACATCTATCCGCTCTGGCACCGCACCTCTGGGCGGAGACTTCCTCGCGGCTGGTGGTGAGAACATCACACGCTTCCTGACAGGACAAGAAAACAACCCTAACGCTCTGCGTGAGCAACGCGCCCGACGTGAAGAGCTAGCGGCAGAGGCACCTTTGCAAGCTGGCGCGTCTGAGGCTCTGGGCTTCGGTGGGCTCTTTAAAGCCCTCACAGGCGCTATACCAGCTCTACGAGTAGCGCAAGGCTCGACCATCGCCAACCCGAACCGGCTACGCAACACCGCTGCAACCGCTGGCGAGGCATTCACGACGACCGTGGCTGGCGAGAAGGCTATGGGTACAGACACCACTCAGGCGCTCCAACAAGGCGGTATCGCTGCCGTCGCTGCACCTGCTATGACTGGCCTGCTTCGGGCGATGACACAGGGAGCGCAAGGTGTACCGTCCGGCATCACGTCTGCACAAGCTGACGACGCTCTGCGGACTGCTGCCGAACCCGCCGCTATCCGTTCCCTGTTTCAACGTCTGGAGATGGACCCCGAGGAAGGCTTGCAACGTCTGGCCGCTGCTCGTGCGCGGGGTAACCCTACACCGACAATCGCTGACCTCATGAATGAGCGCGAAATCGACAACATCAAAAACCTCGCTACGGGACGTCGCGCTGCGGCTGACACACTGGACGCGGAAGAGACCGTTGCAGCCCGCCGTCGCGCTGACGAAATGCGCACACGCATCACAGAGGGTGCTCAAGGTGGACAGGTACGCACACAAGCCGTGGAGGCTCTGGAGACCAACGCCAACGACCGTCTGACTACGGCTCTACGATCTGATCAGGGTGCTGGACGTCTGGCCGACACCCCTATCGACAAAAACCCGTTCCAAGACCTGTTCATGGATGACGCTGGCGAAGCTCTGCGCTCGTCTCTGTCTACGAACCTGCGCCGACAACTGGCCGACGTGCTGGACGGCGACGAGGACATGACAATCGACCTCGCAGAACAGGTCCGTCAAGCGTTCTCCAAACGTGGAGGAGCTGGTGAGAACTATCGCTTCGTGGAGGCATCCCAATCTGTGCGCGATATTATCCGCGCCGAGAGTGGCGAGTACGCCACGGCGTTCGACCGCTTTAAAGAGGACTTCAGTTTCATCGACGGCTTCAAGCGTGGACAGCGCGCCGTTGGCCGTGACAGTGCAGAACTGACAGACGTGTTCCAATCGCTCGATCCGGCGGAGCAAGAGGGGGTACGCGCAGGTGTTCGGATGAGGCTGGCTTCAACCGCTGGTCGTCGTCCGGGCACCGCTGTGCGCGTCGCTGACGAACTGGCTGACAGTCAAGACATGCGCTCCATACTGGAGCTGACAGAGGGAGCGCAAGAGGCCGACAACTTGGTCGCACTAGGGGAGCAAGCTCGACAGTCTGCCAACAACATGACACGTCTCTCCCCGGCTACACAACTACCACCTGCTTTGCGGGATGCTTCCGAACAACTTGCAGAAGCGGCAGCGGCAGTCGGCGGTCGCGGCTCTGGTATTTTGTTCGCACGTCTTGCGGGGAATGTGGTCGGTAATCTCCGCGCAATTGGAGTGCCCCCAAACGCTGCACAAAAGATGGCGCAATTGATCACTGACCCAGCCCAATCAGAACGCGTTTTACAGCGTCTCGTGGAAGTCGGAATTGACGAACGCGAGTTGACACAGCTTGTCCAAGGTATAGTATCAACTCTGAAAAGCGGCCCAACAGAGGGCGCAAGAGAAACACTGTTACCGGAGAGTAGAGATGAGCGATAAGGAGCCTTCCGTGAGCCCTAGTATTTTGGAAAGACACATTCAAACCGTCCTGACCGGCCTGCTCCTTGCAGGGGTCATATGGATTGCGTCATCTGTGAACACTCTTCAACAGAACGTCGCAGTATTGGAGGTGCAAGTGCGCGCAACAAACGAGAAAGTAAGTGCGGGTACAGCTAATCGGTTCGACAGTAACGACGCTGCCGCTCAACTCGAAATACGTGACTTGAAGATCGAACGGCTAGAGGATCGTGTAGAACGCCTCGAAGCCGTCAGTGACCAATAAGGAGAACCCATGTCATCTGTAAAACCTGAAGAGCACTATAAGTCGCTCTTACCCTTCGCCGTAGACGCAACCCAGCGTGAACTCTTGGAAACTATGATCGAACACAAAACCTCGCGCGCAGCCGCCGAGGTACTGGGCAAGTACCCCACAAACGTTCGCCGGTCCATCCGTCGCATCGAACAGCGCGCAGCCAAAATGGGACACTCGCCCGAAGCTGACAAAGCTGGCCTTGCTCCAGAAGGGTACATGGTCAAAGGTAAATCGACCTATTACGACAAGGACGGCGCTGTACGCGGCCAGTGGGTTAAGACCAACGTGGACGCCGAGAAACAGCTCCAGATCATGCGAGACGTGGTTGACGAGCTGACAGAGAATGTCCGACCGAAGCCCGTCCCGGCACACCCAACCCTCAAGACAAAGAGCGACTTGCTCAATCTGTACACCATGACCGATAGCCACATTGGTATGCTGTCGTGGGGCAAAGAGACCGGGAAAGATTGGGATTTGGAAATCGCAGAAGCTACCCTCACTGGGTGCTTTAAAGACATGGTAGACCGCGCACCTGCCGCCGACACAGCCGTGATCGCTCAACTGGGGGATTGGCTACATTATGACAGCCTCGACCCAATGACCCCAACCAGCGGTCACGTGCTGGACGCTGACAGCCGTGCCGGTAAAATGGTTGCCGTAGCCTGCCGAGCGCTAGAAAGCCTCGTGGACATGGCTCTGGAGAAGCACAGTAAAGTTATTCTCGTGATCGCCGAGGGTAACCACGACCTGTACGGCTCTTTGTGGCTCAGAACAATGTTCCGCCGCCTGTACCGCGATAACCCGCGTGTCGAGATTGTCGAGAGTGAGAACCCATACTACGCCATGCGTTGGGGCGTCACCATGCTAGGCTGGCATCACGGACACAAGAAACGTCCCGGCACAGGACTTGCAGAGGTGTTCTCGTCCATGTACCGTAAGATGTGGGGAGAAGCCGAGCACTGTGTCATCCATACCGGAGACCTGCATCATAAGAGCGAGAAAGAACACGCTGGCTTTACCCTCTTACAGCATGGAACGTTGGCCGCAAACGACGCATACGCGATCCGTGGAGGCTGGCGCAGCGACCAGTACGCCGAAGCCATCACATACCACATGGAGTTCGGGGAGGCCGGACGAACGAGGACAACGCCCGCAATGATCGGGATGTAACCTTCCAGACCCATTACACCACGCTAATGAGTAACGTGGTACACAGGAGAACAAAATGAGTGCCGAAATTCAAAACCTTTTCACCCTCACATGGAGGGGCAATAAGTTCTATCCGGGTAACCCGGCTGCGAGCGAATTCAACATGGCTGACATCGCCCATCACTTAGCGCAGGAGAACCGCTACGGCGGCGCAGCCAACTTCCCATACTCAGTCGCTCAGCACTCGTGCCTTATGGCAGAGAAGATGCTGGCAGCGACCAACAATGTTGAGCTGGCGCTTGACTGCTTGTTCCACGACGCCACTGAGGCGTATATCAAGGACATGCTCAAGCCGATTAAGCTCATGCTGCCCGACTACAATAAGCTGGAGACCCGAGTGGACCGCGCGCTGCGCGACTGGCTGCGGGCGAACGGCATCGCTGTTCCTATAGAGCAGACACCGGAATGTAAGAACTACGACAAGCGTATGTTCCTTACTGAGTGGCCAGTGCTGAAAGGTCACGGGGACGCAGGACAATGGTATCCAGACCACGAACCATTTGATGACGTCTTGATCGAGGAGTGGGACTGGAAGACAGCTCGCCAGAACTTCTACGGCACCGCACGTGAACTTTCTAAATCGAGCTGGACGGAGAACACGAATGGATAGAGACATCATGGGAAACCCCAGACCGGCTAAGCCGATGGAGAAAGCCCAAGCCGGAGACGGTGAGGGCGGAGCAAAGAAATACGACGCAAAGAAAGTACCCCTCTTTAAAGGGCTACTCTCATACTTCCCGCGCGCAGCTCAGCAAGTCGCACTCGTGAGCCGCTACGGCGCACAGAAGTATGACTGGAATGGTTGGGAAGCCGTGCCGAACGGAGAAGAGCGATACATGGACGCCCTTACGCGCCACGTGAACGCTATCGCTATCGACGGCAACTTCGACGTGACAGACAGCAACCTACCCCACTTGGCACAGGTGGCTTGGAACGCGCTCGCAGTTCTGGAGCTGAAAATGCGGACGGGCGAAATCCCGCTCACGGCGATAGACTATGAAGGCGAACATATCGGCTTCGGTAACACACTGAAAGAGGACACCGAACAGCGGACGAACAAGGGTGAGATTTTCTCCAACCCTCAAAACACTATTATCTACTGGTCGAACAAAGATACCGCGCGAGGCATCGCCACCAAGTACGGCCACCGAAATGAAACAGAACTGTCACAACAATATAAAGGGGCTTGGTGCTTGAGCCACCGCGCACAGCAAGCTCACTTGGAGAGATATCCGATCCTCTTCGATCTGATACCGTCCTACTCAGTGGCGGAGTGGGAAGCGCGACGGACGAAAAGGAAAGACGCCGAACTAGATTAGTTCTGACGATCACAATCACTTGGATCAAACCCCGGCACAGCGTCGGGGTTTCTTTTTGCGAACACACAATTGTGGTCGAGGACCGCATTTCGCTCGCTTTTGGTCATAAAGGCCCATGTTTCAGGGCTGATTGAGATGATTTGGTAGATTTGGCTCTCTGAGGGACGCTCAGTGATCGCTTCAGGGTCTAGGGTGCCATCGTATACCGGAGGGTTAGAATTCGCGCAGGCGGCCAGCACAATTAGGGGAAAAACTATTGTCGTCTTAAAGTTCATGTCGATCTCCGTTTGAGGGTCAGTTTTAGTCGGTTTCGCGGTTTGCGCGCATCCACTCGGGAACATTGTCAGTAGGCTCAGCATCAGCACGAATATCATCCGCTTCCTTGATTTGCTCATCTTGGCTCTCCTTGATTTCCAACTTCTGCTTTAAAGCACTCTTTTCGTTCTCGTCGCGGACTTCCTCTTCGCGCTCATCAGCGGCGTCGTCGCGCAGCCAGATAATGGAGCCGAGCAGAAGTGCCAGCGCAGACAAGCCACCCAGTACGTTCCGCATTGTCTTCGAATTCCAGATCGTGTCCCATAGGGCGAACACACTAAACATCTCTTACTCCTTTAAAGAATGGCGAACCCGGCCCGCCGGCTTGCGTGAGGACTTGGCGTCTCAGCTTCGGGTTGAACGATAGGTGGACTATACCTCGTGAAGGCTCATAGATCAACTGGTCGAACACCAGATCGCTATCGGACAGGATACGCGCCACTTCGAACGCGGGCAGGTGCTTGTGCGTCATGTCGCCAGCGTAGCCTTGTGGGTGGTCAGATGTGGCAGTACCGCCCACAGCCTCATTCAGGGCCGTTGAGCGGTATCCAGACGTAATGGTAATGGGTACAGACCCTAGGATGTAACGCGCCTGCTCGAAGCCTAGGGCCGTCATACGTAGGTTAGCGAGGTGTTCTTTTGAGGGTTTGTTGGAAATGCCTAGGGCTTCGGCGGTATCACTCCGCAGAAACTCGGCCAGCGCAAAGTGCCTTGTCAGCTTCAAGTTGGGTCTCCGTCATCTTGCGCCGTGCCAATCCTTTACGCACAATTGCGACAATGTAGCCGACAATAACGGCTGCACCCGCCTCAAGTCCGGCAGGTGGCGCAGAGACTTCGGGGGCTAACCATGCGAGTACGCCGAAAGCTACGGCAACCAAAGCCGCACCCATCGCTTGAGCGGTAATCTCTTTGTTGGGTGCGGTTGGTGTCATAGCGGGGTGCCTCGCAAAGTCCTTAAGCGAGTATCTTTACGATTTTGTTGAGCTTGTCAATAGCGTCTTTGCCATTGTCGGCGGTGAAGCTCACATGCCCACCCGGAAAACTAAACGAAGCCACGAACTGCTGGCGGTTGAGTGTCTGACCTCTCATCGCGTCGCCGGAGAGTGTCATACCATCCGCTGGTGCAGTCTGCGTGTCCGCCTGCTCTTCCGTCTCAGCCGCCTTGCGTTTGCTGGACTTAGACGACGTGCGTTTTGCTCGCTTAGGCTCAGCCTTTTCTTTTGGCTCATCTTCATCGCCTCCATCATCAACAGGCTCATCTGCGTCTGCGTTGTCTGGCTTGGAAGTGAGCTTTTTCTCTTGCTCTTCAGCATCAATTTCTTCCTTTGGTGTTTCCGGCGCGTCTGACTTCTCAGACTTGCGCGAGCCCCAGCCACCTTTGGCTTTAGGCTTGGTTTCGGTTTCGGTTTCGGCTTCACCGCCTCCACCCTCTTGTGCGGCTTTCTTGCCCCACCCTGATTTAGCTAGTTTCTTGACCATGTCGTCATTCTCCTCTGTTTCAGTTTCGGACGTAACGCCCAATTCTTCACCCAGTCCTTGCACAAGTCGTGCCTGAGTGGTGTCCTTTTCCTTTACCGCGTTAATGACTAGGAAGTCAATAGAGTTCTCCACGGCAAGGATGTGGTTGAAGATTGTATCAGCCTTCGAGCCCTGACGATACAATCGGCGAATTAGCTGGTCGTATAGCTCGAAGTCCCACGTGGGGTTGAACCAGCAAATGTGTGAGGCCGAACCTTTTTGGAGGTTGAGCCCGTGACCCGTCGAAGCCGGGTGGACCGGCAGGATAGGGATTTTGTTTTCGTTCCAATCTTTCTCAATTTGAACTGCTTGGGCATCGGTTGTGCCCTTTCCGAGGTAAGGTATATCTCCGAACCTCTCCAGTATTCGCTCCAGCTCGTGGTTAAACTCATACGCGACCAAGAGCGGTTTCCCTTGTAGCTCTTCAACAAGTTCTTCGAGTGCGTCAAGTTTTGCGTCATGAATGTACTCCCACGTCCGGTTTCCATCTTTGTCAATTCGGTACACTGCGCCACCAGCCATCTGCTTGAGCTTAGAGTACGTCGCGGCTACGTTGTCTGCCGCAATTGTGCCGCCATCCAAGTCGGCGACCATCTCTTTCTTCATCTGGTCGTACTGTTTGCGGGCCTTGGTGTCGAGCTGGATGTGGCGAACGTCGTCTACGAGTGGGGGCAGCTCCAGATAGTCCTCCGCCTTCATCCGCAGAGCAAGGTCTTTGAGGCGTTCTTGAATGGCTTCCTCCGCACCCTGACGCGGCTTGAATGAATACCCATCAAAACCGGGTACGAAGTACTTGTCGCGAAAGCGAGTGATGTACCGTCCGAGCGCGTTTCCGTCATCCAGCATCTTCGTTTGACCAAACAAGTCCTCAAGTCCGTTTGGGGCAGGTGTACCAGTGAGGCCCCAGCGCCGTGCGCAGGCAGATGCGAACGGATAAAGTGCTTTAAAGCGCTTCGAACGGGCATTCTTAAATTTCGTAAGCTCATCAATGCAGAGGGTGTCGAACTTGTCGGCGAACTGTCGTGTCGATTTGAACTGTTTGATGAGCCACGGAATTCCCTCTGGGTTGATAAGATAGACATCTGCGTTCTCCTTTAAAGCCGCCTCTTTATTACGTCCATGTAGGAGGGAGAACTTAAGGTGAGCAAACTGCGCCCACTTGGCTCCTTCCTGCTCCCACACAAGGTAGCACACTCTCTTTGGAGCGATGACAAGCATTCGCTTACCAACTTTCTGATCTTGGATGAGGCTAAAAGCGGCGAGGGTGGAGCTGGTCTTACCGAGGCCGGGGTCAAGGAATAGCGCAGCCGACGTGCGGGTGGCGAGCCAAGACACGGCGCGCGCCTGATAAGGGTGTGGATGCCATTCTTCGATACCCGGCGCACTACGGGTCACCATGCCTCGACCTTGCGGCAATTCTCCACCAAGGCCCTGTATTTCGTTCCAGCTCTTTGACAAACCATTCTCTCCAACGAGACCGCAAACATGTCGTGGCCTTCGTATACCAAGTCGATAGCGGCTATGCCCTCTTCGACGTTATCAATTATGAGCACCATGTGCCCGTTGTCCCTTAAGCGGGCAATCTTATCTTCCTGTTTCCGGCTGGGCTTTTTCTCAGTCCCTTTAAACTCGATGTGAAGCGTTCGGACAAAGAAGTAGAAGGTGTCATCAGGGAAACCGACTGCTGGTCCGGGTCGGAAGACGTTTCGGACGTGGAGCCCGTTTTCTCCCACTTTTTTGTCGAAGTGATTGACCACTGGGTCGCGGACATCTGCCTCAACAAGCCTTGTTCTACTGCGCATTGCATTACCTCCATAATGAATTGGCGTTCGTCCATACCAACTCTTCCAAACTGTTTTTGCCACTGGTAGTACAGGCGTTGGGCCGCGTCTTGCAGCGCCGCCTCATAGTCGCCTATCGGCATAGGGATGCTGGTCATCAGCTTGTCCTCGCCCTGTCCCATGACGACGCGCAGAGTGGAAGTCGGAAGGTCTTCGTAAATCTCGATCTTGGGCTTCTCGCTCAGCCTGCGACGAAGGGCTTCGAAGTCGCTTTTATGCCGGAACATCTTTGGCGGCGGTTTGCGGTTGCCGTAACGATAGTCACGAGCCTCGTTCATGAGACGTTCGAACTCCATGTAACTCATCTGTGCACCCTTGGTGTCGTTGTAACTAGCCATGGCGACAAGGCCCTCCTTCCGATGCGGAGAACGGACAGTAGGCACACAGACGGTTCGGTCGCGGTAGGAACTCAGTGTCGTTGAACATTGGCTCAACACGCTCCTCCCACGTAGTCCGCAAGGCGTCATACTCGTCACGGGTGTACTCTCCGAATGTCTCGCTGTCTGGGCCTGCCGGTAGGTCCACATAGCTCAGACGCGTCGTCACGTGGTGCACGTCCGGGTAGCGGGCCATGACGCCAACGGCAAACAGCTCCATTTGCTCTTCGTTGTCGCCGTATTTCTTACCGGTCTTCCAGTCGATTACTTCGAATGTGCCGTCCCCGTAGTCGAGCCCAACGTCGAGTGTCAGTCTCAGCCACACGTTAGGGCGACCTTTCTTGTTGAACCATCCGGTGGACTTCCAGTTCTTTGTCAGTCCCCACTTCTGCTCAACCATGACCATATTGCTCGGGTAGTCTCGGATCGCATCTAGCAGATCAAGACGCGTCTCCAGCTCAGCCATAATGTCGTCACGTTGCTTGGAGACGTAGCGTTCGGCAGACGTGTGAACCGCGCGGCCTTTCTTTAAAGCAGCCGATGGCGGTCCCATGTCACGCTTTTCGATATGTTGGTATTTGAACTTGGCGGGGCACTGCGCATAAACGTTGTACCGGCTGAAGCTCCACGCATCAATTGAGGCCATGTTTTTCCTTCTCCCTATAGTCGTTGATCTTGGTCGGATAGACCGTGTAACTCGCCTGTGCATTACCCTGCTCGTCCACGCCAACGGACTTGGCAAGACGCTCACCCCACTCGTCAGCTTCGGCCCATGTGTCCCAGACACTTGACGTCGAGCGGTACGGCTGACCATCGCTCGTGTGGAACAGAGCAGTGTGGTCGATTGGGAAAACGGTGCAGAGGAAAACCTCGTGGCCGTGCAGCATATGTATCTTCATTCAAGTCTCCGTTGGCGGCGGCAGATCATTGATAAGCATCCACAGTAGGAAAGCCGCCTTGCGGTCCCACGATGCCTCGTTGATTGACTTACCCGTCGAGAATACAGGCCCGGACGGGTAGGTGTCAAGGCTATTAAGGTAATCCTTCCACGTCGTAGCAAAGAATTCTTCGAACTCGGTCATTCCATGTCTCTCTGTCCGACTTCCTTCATCATCGAATTGAGCGCTCCCCGACAATGCCAGACCCACTCGCTATCGGGCACGAGGTCAGGGCGGTATTCGAGTGTGCGGACGGCGTTGTGCATCCCCTCATTCTCCGCCATGATCATGTACACGGTGCCGAAGCCATCTTTAGTCTTTCCAAGGTTGAATGCTTTCCATTCGATCATTTTCCATACCCCATATTCTTTAAAGCTAAGGTCACCAAATCCCATACCGGTCTGGACAGGCGGCTGTAATTCTCTACGCGGCTAGTTCTGGTCGCCTGAGCCCTATTCCTAAGCGTGTCGTGCATCTGATCGTCCCAATCAAGTCCTTTTGCCGTGGGCTTTCGAATAACGTTCGCTTCGTAGTCGCCTTTGGTGCGAGTTCCCATACCGTCGTTAAAGATGACCATGCGACCAATCTCAGTTACTTTGCGCGTGATGGCGCTGTGAAGTTCTATCTTTATCACAATCATTTCTTTCTCCGTCGTCTTTGGTTCTGCTTGTGCGTCACCATCTCTAAGTGGGCCGGGTTGCAGCAACGCCGGTTCTTGCACTTGTGGTCAATCTGTTTCTTAGGTGGGATAATCCCGAAGAATAGCGTATAGATAGCGCGATGTACTGCAACTGTGCCGCCGTCGATGTCCACACGCCCATATCCCCCACCACGCCCCTTTCCGCTGTCACGGCCTTGCCACTCATAACAAGGGGTATCGAGAGGTCCGGGTACAATCTTGCATCGCGCGAAGATTTTGGCGATGAGTTTTTCTCTACGTCCTTCATGTTTGTGTCCTTCGATCATAGCCAGCTCGCCGTCCTGGCAATCTCAATCGCGGACGCGATGATCTCATTGTCTAGGTCGCCGGGACACTCCTTGAGGTAGTCGTTGAACTGTCTGTAGGCCCAGCTCGCTTGCTCTTCATCCAGTGTCAAGAGTTTCTTGACCAGCACAATAATGGGTAGTTCATCCATGGTTCTATCCTCTGTTCGCCTTGTATTCGATGATGGACGTGCTCGTCTCGCTCGGAGTGCGATCATCCACCTTCGCCATGCTGGTTACGGTCGCGACATTGAACACTGTGTAGAAGCGGTTCGGGTTGTCGCGATCAGCTTTAAAGCCTCTCTCGTGGACAAGCATATCGCGGGCGCGCTGCATCTCTTCGGGCGTGGCTACTCTAATATCGAAGCTCATATCTGCGCCGTCCAAATCCACAGAGGCCATGTCAGGCCACCGATAAGAATAGCCACGAACTGCATTGTGGGCGGCATCTGCTGAATATCAGGATGCTCGAAAAAGCCCGGCTCAGTTGCGCTACCTACGCTAACGGAAAACGCGCCGCCAAGGTAGAATGCGAATAGGATTTGTAAGGCTTCAATCATTTTGGGTCTCCTTTGGTCAGGTCGCCCCACGATGAACCGTACTTGCCATCGGAGAGCATTTGTACGTCAATGCGATCCATTTCCATACACTCCTTCAGCACTTGCATTTGTTGTGCCGCTTTGTCCTTCTCCGTGACAATGTTGATCTCGTCATAGACTTGCACGAGGAAGCGGGCGTCCCGGTCTCCGTGGTCGTCCCAAGCGATCATGGCGTCTTTGGTTATGTCCGCAGCCGATCCTTGAATGAGGTAGTTAATGAGCTTGTATTCAAACGAGCGGAGGCGTCCGTCAATCCAGCGGGGCTCTTCTGGCATGTAACACCGTCCACCCCACGTGCGAATAGGCTCGCCTCGTCTAACCAGACTATTGATTGTGTTGACGAGCGCGACGCGTCCGGGCAGCGCTTGATTGTGGTAGTTTTTGAACATCCGCGCTTCGTTGAGGTCAATGTCGAGGTCTCCAGCGAGGGCATTCGCTCCGCCTCCATACAAGGATTGGAAGTTGATGATCTTCGTCTTACCTCGGTCGAGCGGGGTGCCGGGAAACAGTTCAAGAATTTTATCGAACACCATTTGGTGCACGTCGATTTCAGGGTCTTGCTGGTACGCTCTAAGTAGCGGGCCACACTCGTAGTGGCCGAAGATGCGCAGCTCTTGCCCCGAGAAGTCACGGTGCAGGATAAGGTGGTCGTCGGTATCTGCAAGGATATACTCGCGGACAAGTGGTAGACGTTGCTCCGGTCCAAGTAGGAATTCTGGATGCTCATAGCCGTCTGGTCTCCCCTCGAAGTTCTTACTGATATTCAGGAAGTTTGGCGCATATGTTGACGGCCTCCCGGTTCTCGTGCCGCCAGAGCCACCTCGCGTCGTATTCCAGTGAGTGTGTATCCAGCCGCCAGTGTTGCGCCCCTGATCACGCCAAGGCTTCATAAACATCTTTAAAGCAGTAGCTAGGCGGTTGCGGTAACCGAGCGCGCAGAACACTTCGAAGTCCTGATAGTGGCGTTTCTTGAGCAGGTCTTTGGACATGGACCGATACTCTTTCGGCATGTCGAGTGTGGTCTTACTCGGGTTCTCTTTAAGCCACTTCGCGCCGGTCTTGGTCGGCGACCAATCCTCGTCTTCCACGATACCGTTCTGACTAAGTGCCTCGGCGACGTGGGCGTCATTGTCGAAGTTGAGCCCTTGGTCGTCTAGGCGGTCGCGGAGCTGGTCTTCCACGTGCTCCATGAGGTCGCTGTACATGCCGCAGTCGTACTCCAGACGCTCTTGGTCAACACGCATACCCTCCACCTCATTACGGTAGAAGATAGGCGCTACACGGCGCTCACGGTTGTACGCTGGCCACATGCCTAGACGGTGGATGTGCGGAGCCCAATAACGGAACAGGTTGAACGTGCGGTCGGTGTCGCCGCAGGCATAACGCCCCGCGAGGTCTCCCGGCACAATCCAATAATACTGATAGACCTTGCTGACTTTCCCCTTGTTGCGGGTAGGGTTAAGGCCATAGGTCTCGCGGATCATCTTACGGTGCTCCCAGACCCATTCGCCGATTTCGTCACGTTCGTCTGGAGGCAGGTTCAGGTGCTCTTCGGCAAGAGATTTAAGGTCATGTTTAAGGCCATGAGGGTCGATAAGAAATGCCATGATGGCTGCGTCGTGAACGCGATCCCAATCAGGTAACTCAATCCCGAAATACTCAAAGATAACAGATAGATCGAAATAAGCGTTGAAGAAGAGAAGAGGACGGCCAGAAGCAATAGTTTTTTGTAGTTCACGTTTAAATTCCTCCTCAGTACAGTTGTTGTTGCCCGCCGCGTGGCCCCACGCCCAGTAACGACTGTCTTTAAAGCCATACTTGATGGAGCACCCCACGGGCAGCGGCGGATAATTTGGACGTCCTTCGATAACCTTGGTCTCGAAGTCGATAGTGATGATGTCGCTATACCGCACTAGAAGCCCCAGTGGAATGTTTCGAGTGCGTATGCGATGACGAGTATCGCGATGATAGCTGCTGTGAATAACGCCGCTTTGGCGACGTCGCCCAGCGCTCTAAAGAAGTCACGCATTTTTGTCTCCATTGGTCACCGGCTTGACGCCCATGGCGCTCAGTCGTTTCAGTATGTCGCGACCTTGGCCCTCAACGTCGGTTGGATCGTACCCGATGGCCACGGCCAGTCGAGCCCAGTCCTCGGTCGCCAGAAGATCGGCGCGCATGATACGAAACACGTTGGTTGGCTTCGGTTGGTTCTCTTCGTGTTTCACGATTGTGCTCCCTCTGTGATGACCGTAGGCGGCGCTGCTTGGATCATCATGTGCATGAACTCGCACACAGCGTCCACGAGCCCCAGCTCGCTCAAGTCGTCCTGTATCGCAAAGTTACGGATCATGGTCGCTGTGACGATGACCGACGATGCAGGGGATGGTCGATAGCGATGCTTGGCTTGTGCAAACAGCGCTGCGAATATGGGAGACAGAGCCAGTGTCATACGGTCCTCTCCCTGCTTGGAGAAGTCGGGCACCTTGCTCTCCGCGAACTCGATCAGTTTCAGTCCGAGTTCATAGAGTGCTTGGGTGTCTTCCTCGCTCCACGTCTTGGTGCTTTGGTCAAACATATGCTCTCCTTATACAATCCGGATGGTATCGGTTGACGGTGGCAGCGGGTCAAGTTCGAGCGCGATGCCGATTTTACTAAGCTCGCCGAACAGCCACTCAAGATGGCTCGATACAGCGGCGACGGCCACGTCTGGGGTCATGTCGAATTCACGTCCGTCAACGGTGACAACGATGCGATTTGGGTGAGCCATGTTGTTGAGTTCGGATAGTTGCCCGTTTACGTGGTTGGCTTCCGATGACAAAGAGACTGCGCGGGTCAGCTCTTCCATATTCACCATAGCTTGCGGGCGGTCAGTTGCGATTGCCATGTTTGTTCTCCTTTAAAGGCTTAGTCTTCTGAGTAGTAATATTCGGTGATGATCTCGTCCTTCGCTTCCTCGTGAAGTGCGAACACTTGGTCGAGCATGTGG